AATATGATTATTGAAATGGAAAAAGATATATCTAATACTAAAATTGAAACCAATACAATGATTTGTAAATTGGAAATTATTAGAAAGATTAAAGAATATTTTTTATATGTTGCTTTACAATTATCAGATATTACCGATGAATCAAAAAAGATAAAAATAATGAAAATTATTGATAATTTACCATTTAAAAGTTTTCATAATAATTTATTAAAATTAGATAAAATTGCATCAGAATTTAATAAAGTATCTATAGATGATTATGATGAAAAATGTTTAGAATTAATTGATAAAAAATTAAATTCTATTATATCTAATAATAAGAAAAAAATTAAAGAATTAGTTTAATTATAAAACATTTATATAACTTTATTTATTTCAATTTAAAAGAATTTTTATAATTTCTTTAAATAATTTATAAATATTAAATATTTGACTCATTATTCATAAAAATTTTAAATAAATTAATTTAATTACTTTTTTAAATTATCAATCAACGTTTAGTTAAATATATTGATAAATACATTAATATTATCTAAGGAGTATTTAATATATATGGTATTACTTCTTCCCAAAAGCGATTTGAAGAAGTATCAGACTCTGGAGTAAGTTCTGGAATTATATCTTGTGATGTATGATCTGGAATTATATCTTGTGATGTATGATCTGGAATTATATCTTGTGATGTATGATCTTCATGTCTAGCTTTTTTTGAATAATCTTTATCACTTTCTCGATGTGCATTAATTAGTTTTTGCATTTGAGATTCTTCATCAATTTTAAATTTATTATGGGATATAAAGGTTATAATTTTTCGAATAGTTTCTGTTGATAAACCTAAATCGGGATCTGTTTCTAATTCATTATAAATAGCATCAAATTTATTTTTATCAAGTAATGATTTTCCTTTTTCTGTTATATATTTTTTTGGAAATTTTATAATATTTTTAACTCGCACATAGTCATCTTTCGATAAAAGTCTTTCTGATATCTTAGGATCTCTTACATCAGGAGAAGGTCTATAAATACCTTCTCTATCTAATTCAAAACGATCTGCTGGACGAATTAATTCAGAATCATCAATTATATTTGGTCTTTTTCTAATTATACCGGAATTTCTAGTTCTATAATCATTAATTAATACTTGCATTCTAGAATCTTTATCTATATTTATATCATTTTGATTAATATATGATATTAATTTTTTTATAGTATTATCTGGTAGAGTAGTATCAGGATTTTGTTGTAATACATTAAAAAGTCTATTAAATTTTTCCATATCTATAGTACTCTCTTTATTTTCACTCAAAAATCCTTTAGAAAGGGCGATTCTTCTATTCGGTTTAATGATAATATTTCTATTTCTTTTAGTTGGATCACTCATTATTATAGGTCTTGCTATTTTTCCTAACGAGTTCGTTGAATACATATTTATAATATATAAAATATAATTAAAATTTAATTATATTATAATAAATTAGTAACTGTTTATGAAATACTAATCATCTTTATCTAAACCAGTTATTCATTAAATCTTGATCATCTAAACCAGTCATTAAATGTGTATCACCAGTCATTAAATGTGGATCATGTAAACCAGTCATTAAATCTTGATCATGTAAACCAGTCATTAAATCTTGATCATCTAAACCAGTCATTAAATGTGGATCATGTAAACCAGTCATTAAATCTTGATCATCTAAACCAGTCATTAAATGTGGATCACCAGTCATTAAATGTGGATCACCAGTCATTAAATGCGGATCACCAGTCATTAAATGTGGATTACCAGTCATTAAATGTGGATCACCAGTCATTAAATGTGGATCACCAGTCATTAAATGTGGATCATCTAAACCAGTCATTAAATCTTGTTCATGTAAACCAGTCATTAAATGTGGATCACCAGTCATTAAATGCGGATCACCAGTCATTAAATCTTGATCATCTAAACCAGTCATTAAATGTGGATTACCAGTCATTAAATGTGGATTACCAGTCGTTAAATGTGGATCACCAGTCATTAAATGTGGATCACCAGTCATTAAATGTGGATCACCAGTCATTAAATGTTGATTACCAGTCATTAAATGTGGATCATCTAAACCAGTCATTAAATCTTGTTCATGTAAACCAGTCATTAAATATAGATCATCTAAACCAGTCATTAAATGTGGATCACCAGTTGTTAAATGTGAATCATGTAAACCAGTCATTAAATGTTGATCATCCGTCATTAAATGTTGATCATGTAAACCAGTTGTTAAATGTGAATCATGTAATTTTTGTCTATATTTTTTCATCCTTAATTTCTGGTATGTTTGAAAATCACTAATTAATTTATCTATTTTCGTATTCGTTGAAATTAATGAAGGTGATTTTATTTTTTGTTTTATAATTTTTCTAATATTATGGCTACCTATTTTTAAGGATTTACCTGAATAATTTTCATATAAATTTAAAAAACTTTCAATATTTCTTATTTTGGTTTGGTCAATATCAGAGTCTAAATAAGATTTTTTAAAATCTAAATAATCTCCATCTTGTTGAATACCAAAATCTGGATATTTCAGTTTTAATCTATCAAGTTCTGATGGTTCTCTACTGGATAATTCTTTTTGTTTTGTTTTAAACTTTATTTTATATCTCCGTGCATTTTCTTTATATAATCTAATTAATTTATTAATATTAATATAACTTGAAGATGGTTTAAATCTTGTTAAGAATCTAATATAATAATTGCCAATATTAGCATCAGGATTATGAGTCAAAAAAGATTCTATTTCTCTTAATTTATCATCATTTAAATCATCAAAATAATGTTTAGGAAATTTTATATATAGTTTATCATCTAACGCTTCATTTTTGTAAATAGATAAACTCATATTCTTTAATATAATAAAACATTTATATTATTTTAATAAAAGAAAATATATTATTAAAAAAACGATAATTTTAAAATTGAGTATTTTTAATGATTTTTAAAAAAATATTAAAATGAATTTAAAATCTTTATATATAGTGCCTTTTTTTTTCAATGAATATACTGAAATTAAATTATGTAAAAATTGTCAACATTTTAGATTAAATTTTGCAAATGAAACTGTCTGCTCGCTATATGGAAATATTAATGTAATTAATGGAAAAATAAATTATGAACATTGTAATATTGTAAGATCAAATTCAGATAAATGTGGTAAACATGGTAAATTATATCATAGATTTATACCATTTGAAATGAAAATATAAATAATAATTTATTATTATATATATAATGAATTTTTTGAACATTTATTATCCTTATTATTCCAATATGATTAAATATTAAAAATAGCTAAAGAATGATGGAGTTAAATAAAACATTACCATATGAAAAAAATTTTTTTTAATTAGATGAAAAAATACCGGTCTTTACAAATGGATTATTATTACCTAGTCATAATATGGAGGATGATAAAGATTTTATAAAAATATTGAGTAATATATATCATCAATAATAATTTATAAAAAAAAGATCCATCTCAATATTTATTATATTTAAATGGTTTTAATAAAATTTAATAAATTAACTTATCAAAGCTAAATAGATGTCATTATTTTAATACGTCTCTTAAATAATTCATTTCTTCTTCTGTGAATGGTAATGGAGATAAATCTTGATCAGTGATTAATAATGAATGATCTTGATCTGTGAATGGTAATGAAAACGAATCATGATCAATTATAGGTAAAGATTGAGTATGTTCCGTGAGATTAGATCGAGGAATTCTAGGATTTTTTACATGACGTGCTCTAGATGTATAAATATATCTATTTCTTTTCCTTGCATTTATACTTTCTCTATATTCACTAACTAATATACCTAATCTTGAACTTGGATCTAATTTTATATTTTTATAATTTAATAAAGGTATAATTTCTTTTCTTATCTGATATTTAGTCAATTTTAAAGTGCTATCTGAATTTAATTCATTAATAATTGCACTTAACTTTTTAATACTGTAATCATCAAAATAATCTTTTGGAATTATAATATTATTATTAGCATCTCTTAGTCTTAATAAAGGATCCATATCTTTAGAAGGTTTGAAATACTTTTCATCTAAATCTTTTAAATAAGAAGGTATTCTTTCAATCGAATGTATACTTGACATTATATTATCTATATATATAAAAAATAAATATTTTAATGAAATAATTTGTTTCATTATTTTATTAAAATAGAATGATGTTAATTTAAAATTTTTTTATTAAATGTGATTATTTTCATCAAAAAAAGTTTAAAAAATTACCAATCAAAGATTGGTTCATATGTTTGTATAGATTGATCATCATCTGAAATAAGATCTTGTATTAATAAATTTTAAATTCGTTATAATTTAGTAATATCTTTAGGTAATTGAATAAAAGATTGAACTTTTTGATATATTTTAATAGAAAAAAATATATACTCATATTCTACAAATAAAAAAATATAATATAGTGATTTCAAAAAATATTATATAATTAATCATCGATGAATAATAAAAAACTAAACTATATAAATATAATCTTTTATCAAAAAAAGGTTTTAAAAATTCTTAATCTTTGATTGGATCATATGGTTCTATAGAATGTTCATCATAAAATGGTAATAAACTTGAAAATATAGAAATAGGATTTGTTTTATATATTTTACTTTTTATATAATTGCATTAATATAACCTAATATAGATTTAAATACAATCTTAATAGAAGGTTTATGAGATGAATTAAATTAATTTATAATTGCAATAAAATGAACAAAATAATGATATATATCAAAGTTAAGTAAAGAAAAATATATATAATAAAAAATATTTATTATCAAATAAATATAAATAAAAATATAATAAAAATATAATAAAAATTAGTAAAAATTAGTAAAAATAAAATGATTAATAATAAATAAAATAATGATCAAAAATAAAAATGAAAAAAATTGTCATTTAGCTAAAATGTTTTATGATGGAAATAAAGAATATGAAATTGAATGTTTATTAAAAGGAAAAAGATTCATGATATATGGAAATTATAAACCAAAATATTTAGAATATGATTTTATAATGTATGATACATTAACATTAAAAGAGATAAAAGAACCTATACTAAATCAAAGAATATTTATATTTCAAAAAAATGAACGAAAAATAATAGATATATTTTTAAATATATGTAAAAAATATGAAATAAAAAATTTTAATTTTTTAGGAGATACAGCCAAACTGGACATAATAATGGGAATATTTTTAGGATATCGTATTTTTGATATTATTCATTATCTAAATAATGGAATAAAAGTATTACTATTTGATTTTGATAGATTAAATAATAATCCAAATGGTGGAAATGTAGCAAAAAAATTAATAAATAATCATAAACCATTGGAAGAACGCGAATATGATAGAGTTTTAAAATTATTTTTAGAAATATTAGAATCTTGTAAAAATTTATCAAAAGATACAAAATATTATAATTATTTTAATTGTCTTTTTCTATGTTTTCTAGTAAATTATCAAGGAATATAATATATATCATCTTTAACAAAAAATTCATTTAAGATAATTATTATTTGATATCAATTCAAATAATAATTTAAGGAAAAATATAAATAATTTTAATATGATGAATGATATTAAGAATAATAAAATAGAATGATATGTAAACTTTTTATGAAATATTCTATCTATAAAATTAAAAAAATTTAAAAAAATTTGTAATCTATAATTTGATAAATATTTAAATCTTTATCAGTAAGTATAGCATTTCCAGAGACACCAATGATATTTTTATGATATGTAGGATTATCAATAAAACAATCAATATATTTTCCAAAATCATAACCAATATATAATATTAATTTATTTAAATAAAATGATCTTTTTGAAGCAATGATAGCATTAAATTCAATTTTATCATTCGATAAAAAATTACAAAAACAATTAGGATAAAATAAACCATTGTCTATAATCCAATATCCATATTTTAATAATTGATCTTTTTTTGACATTTCTTTCATTTTTTTAGCATGATTTAAAGAATATATAGATTTATTAACAAATATCGGATGAATATTATAAATAAAAGCTTCTGAAATATGAACCCATTTTCGATACATGGAATGACAATGAGTCAGAGTAGCTTTCCAAAAATTAATAGGATTATAATATTTAATAAATGCTAAAGCATAGATTAATTGAGCATAAGATAAAGCATGAGCTTTACAAAAACTATATTTATTTAAATTTTTTAATTGTTTAAAAATTAATTTGTTTTCCAAAATAGAAAAATCAATTTTAGATTTAAAATCATTAATAAAATTAATATTATTTTTTGAAAAATTTCGTCTAATTTTATCTGCTTCATCTTCATCACAATTAATTAGTTTTTGAATTAAATATATAGCATCATCATCATATATTATATTATTAATAGTATCATTCTCATTAAATCTAGCGAGTTTTGCACCTGGTCTAATAATAGATAAACATTTAGCTATATCTAAAATAGAATTGGGTTTATATTTTAAAAAAGCTTTTTTAATAAGAGGAGATTCTGCAAAAGTTATACCTATATTATTACCATTTGATAATAAATTAAAAACATTTTCATCATGATAAAATTTTTCAAAATCAATAACGGGAGGAAAATCTAATGCTTCGTATAATTGAGCTAATCCTCTACTTGATAATATATCTATTTTAAATATTTCAAAATTGGAAATTTCATATTTATTTAAAGAAATTTGATTTATGATTCTTTTTTTTTTATCATTTTCTAAAATTAAATCAGATGGTATACCATCTGGATAATAGACAATACCACCACAATGCAAAGAAAACCCTCTAAAGGTTTCATTTAATAAAGATTTTTCATATTCAAAAATCTGTCTATCTATTTTTGATAGATTTTTAATTATTATAGGTAAATCATTTTTACTAATAAATGAATTATTAAATTTTCTTAATACTTCTCTTGAAGCTGATTTATCACGATAATATATATGATTAGATATACGAGCCATTTTATTAGGCCAATTTTTTTCTATTTTAAAAAATACTTCATCTCTTTTATTATATGGAAAATCAAAATCAATATCAGGTAATGTATTTCTATATTTATTTAAAAATCGACTAAATTTAATATCATATTTTATTGGATCCACGTGACTAATTCCTAATAAATAACATACTAAAGAAGATCCACATGAACCTCTTGTTATATGTGGTATATTATTTGTCATATTTAAAATATCAATCGCTTTCATTAAATATTCAATTAATTGTTTACTTTCAAACATGTCTAATTCATATTGTAATCTATTTCTATAATTTTCTTTTATTGGTTTTTTAAAACAAGAAATAATATGATTTTTTTTATATAATATAGGATTTTCTATATTATTACTTTTTTTTTCAATATTTAAATATAAAGTGTTTATATCATTATCTTTACAAATTTCCCATGGAAATATATTTTTTGGTATATTTAAATACATATTTAAACGTTCAATTATTTCAGTTTCATTTTTAGCATTTAAATCTATAATTAAACCAAATTTTTTATTTTGTTCTTTATCGATACGCAATACTCTACCGATACATTGAACAAATGTTTTATAATATCTGTTCTGAACAAAATCTAAAAAAATACATCCATCTAAATTTTTTATATCAGATCCCTCACGATGTTTATTTGCACAAAATAAAAATGCATTATTT